GCGACTTTACATAATAGGGGTTGTGCGCAATCGAGCAAAAATCAACGAGTTACGTTATGCGAGTGTTCAAATCCGGTAACAAGCGTTGCGTTTTGGTGTTTATGCCACGTTGCTGCTCCGGATCTAGCAGACTGGGCAAGGTGATGGTTGCCACCATCGGCGCAGGGCAGGGATCGGGTCAGGTCTAGCTCATCTTGGATGGCGGGCTCGACGGCTGGCGGCCCGGTGGGGGGCTCGATGCTGGGGCTCGATGCTGGGGCGCTGGCCGGGGGCGGAAGGGGCACCCCCACCCCCTCAATCGAGCGGGTCCCATGCCGTGCCTGTCTTATATGCCCTCCCCCAACAATCCAAACTCCCAAAGGGACTCCGGTCTCGCAGTTCGTCAGGAGTCCCGTAGGGGCCCCAAGTCCAGGAGTCCCGGATTAGGTACCATACGTCACGTCCCCGCCTGAGTCCCATTTTCCTGTTATATTTCCAGTCCAGCCGCTGACGACATCTGACCCGCCACCCTACCCTTCCAAAGCTGTGTGACCTAAAAATCTACGTCATCCTGACAGAAACGGAGACCACAGAACCATGACCCAGACTGCCCTAGACAAGGCCCGCCAGGTTCGCGCTGAGATGGCCGCGGCCGGCATCAAGGTTCACGTGAAGACGCCGCTGGAGCGTCTGGCGGACAACCCGTTGAGCCTGCGTGCGGCGGTCAACGCCAAGTGTTACCAGTGCGAGGGTGAGGATGCGGACCCTGGCGTGAAGAAGCGGATCGGGTCGTGCACGATCCGGGAGTGTGGGTTATGGGCGGTGAGGCCGTATCAGCGGTCAGTGGATGGTGACGAGGTACTCGATGAGGGTTCTGTACCATGACCACCACCCCACCCAAGCGCGGCCGCACCCCCAAGTCCGCCCTACCCCGCGAGATAGCCGAGTTAGACCCGATCCGCCGCGAGATCGCGTTGACGCGGGAGATAGTCAGGCGTGCGGAGGCAAAGCGGTTGGAGGGATCGCTGTCAGAGTTCACCAAGGCGGCGTGGCATATCATCGAGCCAGGTACAGACCTTACGTGGAACTGGCACCTGGACGTGTTGTGTGCGTACCTGGAGGCGTTTTTCACTGGGCGGATTAAGCGGTTGATCTTGAATGTGCCGCCTGGGTCCTTAAAATCCGTGTTGTTTTCGGTGATGGGTCCTGCCTGGAAGTGGGCGCTGGACCCGACATCGCGGATGATAAACATCACGAACGAAATTGGGCTGGCGTCTCGCGATAATCGACGGATGCGCGATGTGATAGACAGCGACTGGTACAAGGAATTGTGGGGGCATCGTTTTAAGTTGTCGGCTGACCAGCAGGAGAAGCTGTTATTTGAGAACACGAAGAAAGGATTCAGGCAGGGATTAGGCATTACTGGGTCCATCACGGGGAAGCGTGGGTCGTTCTTGCTGATAGACGATCCGGTGGACGCGAAGAAAGCGTTCTCCGATGTAATTCTCCAATCAGCAAACTCCACATTCGACCAAGCATTATCCTCCCGCCTGAACTCCCCGCGGGAGGACAGCATCGGTTTAATCATGCAGCGGCTGAACGTCAACGACATGACGGGCCATCTGATGTCCAAGCGGGCGATACGCTGGGTGCAGGTGCGTATCCCGATGGAATATGACGGTGAACCAGGGTATGACCCGGTGAGTGACCTCGGGCCTCAGTACGCCCACCTAGCAGACCCGCGCAAGAATATCGGTGACTTGATGTTCCCGGAACGGTTCAGCAGGGAAGTCGTGAACTCGATGAAGGAGGACCTTGGGGAGTACGGTGCTGCTGGTCAGTTGCAGCAACAACCGTCTCCGTTGGCTGGCGGCATCATCAAGTCGGCGTACTGGAAAGTCTGGCCAGATGACAAGCCGTTGCCGAAGGTGATCCACTGTTTCGCCAGTTACGACACGGCGTTTTCGGAGCGTGACTTGGAGAGTGCGGCGTATTCGGCGTGCACGGTATGGGGGGTATGGCTGGATGAGAAGGATGTGTCGCAGGCATACCCAGAAGGGCGGCACAAGGTGTTGTTGTTGTCGGCGTGGTGGGGTCGCGTGGCGTTCGATGAATTGTTGGCGAAGGCCAGGGAGATTGAGGACAAGAAGTTGACGCGAGAGTATGACGCGCACCTGGTGGAGGCGAAAGCCAGTGGGTTGAGTTTGATCCAGTCGTTGCGGGCGAAGACGAAGGTACGGATTTTGGGGTATGACCCGCGCAAGGATGGTGGTGGTGACAAGGTGGCGCGGGCGTATTTGTCGCAGCCAGCGTTCTCGTCTGGGCTGGTATGGCGTCCCAACAAGCCGTGGGCGGAGCGCGTGGCGAGGTTGGTAGCGGATTTCCCGGCGGGCGATGCGTTGTCGAAGGACGTAACTGACACCGTGACGCAGGCGGTGAACTATCTGGTCAAGGCGTGGTGGGTTAGGCATCCTGACGATGACATCAACTACGCGCCGCCGAACATCGCGAAGCGTGCGGCTGAGGCGTTTGACATCGGCGGGGAAGATGAGGATGTGCCGCGGGCTGGTGGGGCGTTTTATGGGTGATGCTGGGTGGAGGTGGATCTGAACGACGACCCGGGGGGTGGTAACTCCACGACCACACTGCGAAAACACTGGCAACATACTTGCCACACCTCCAGATTGGTGCTATATGGTGCCCGCATAACCCACATGCAGGCACTCGCACCGTATGCCGTTCCCGTTCGACGACGACGAGTCAGAGTTCGACCCAGGCGCCCACACCCCCGGCGCTGAGATGGGTCCCATCGTCGGCCCTCCTGTCGAGCGTCTGCCTGTCAGCATGGGCGGCGTGCCAGAGCCTGAGACGTACTCGTTTGATATAGAAGAGGTTTTCGGTCAGTTCGCTGGTGCAAACTGGGCGTCGGATGACCCCATGTACCACGACGCCAACCTGGCCAGGTTCATGGAAGATGGCGAGATGAACCGCTTGGCGCAGAACGTCATCGAGTGGGTTGACCGGGATCGGCAGTCAAGGCGTGGCTGGGAGCAGCGCGAGGCTGACGGGATACGCAAGCTCGGCATGAGCAAGGCGGACCTGGAGGCTGTACGCACGGCGATCCCTGGGGCGGAGTGGCGTTCGACGGCGACGCACCCGGGGTTGATGAAGGCGTGCATCCAGTTCTGGGCACGTTCGTACACCGAGTTGTGGCCCCCTGGCGGGCCAGCCAAGGCGATCACGCTGGGTGCCACGACACCGGAGCGCGAGCAGCAGGCGGCTCGGGTTTCTGGGTTTCTGAATTACCTCTACACGCAGGAGATGCCGGGCGCGTCGCAGGAAACCAGTGCGATGTTGTTCCGGCTGCCGTTGTCTGGTTCGGTGTTTCGCAAGGTGTATTTCGACCCCGTTCTAGGGACCCTGCGGGTTGTGTTCCTTGAGAGCCAGGATTTCGTCAAGCCGTACTCGGCGGTGGATCTTGGGTCCGCGCCGCGGTACACGCACATCGTTCGGATGACCAGGAACGACCTCAACCGCGCAACGGCGATGGGGTATTACCAGCCGATCACGAAGTCTGAGCCAGCGGAAGAGGCGCGCGAGCACACATCGCTGGACTACGCCATCGACTCGGCAACGGGCTCCAGTCCGATCCAGGGCAGTGGCGAGAATGACGCGGAGCACGATAACCGCGACATCCTGTACGAGATGTCCGTCACCCTGGACCTGAACGACTACGGCTGGGAAGACCCGTTCGGCGAGAACTGGGAAGACCCAGAGACGGGCGATGAGGTTTCCATAGGCGTGCCGTACCTCGTCACGGTCCACAGTGAAGAGCAGCGCGTCCTGTCGATTCGGCGGGATTGGCGCGCGCCTGATGCGAAAAAGCGTCGGCGCCGGAACGTGATCGAGTATAAGTTCCTGCCAGGGTTCGGCGGGTACGGGTTTGGACTGCTGCACATCGCGGGTGGACTGAGTGACGCTCAGACCGGGTTCCTGCGGTATCTGCTGGACGGCTGCACGCTGGATACGGTCGGGAAGCTATCAGGGTACGTCTCGCAGTCGGCAGTTGGGATACGCGGCTTGCCGCCGCTGGAGCTGGGTAAGTTCCAGCCGGTCCCTGGCCAGGTGGACGATTGGCGCAAGGCGATCATGACGCCGGATTTCCAGTGGCGTGCGCAGAACGTCATGGAGGCCGTCAACTACCTGGACAAGTTGCTGGAGACTCTGGTCGCGTCCACCGAGACGATGATCGGGGACGCCAACAAGGATATGCCGGTCGGCACCGTCCTGGCGCGGATTGAGCAGGCGTCGAAGCCGTTTGCGGCGATCTTCGGGCTGCTGCACGCCTCGCTGGCCGAGGAGCTGCGTGCCGTCGCCGATCTGTCGGCTGACTACCTGCCGGAACGCTACCCGTATGCCGTCGAGGGCGCGGATGCCGAGGTGTTCTCGGCGGACTTCGATGAGCGCGTGGACGTTGTGCCCGTGTCTGATCCGAACATCGTCTCAGCGACCCAGCGGATGACGCAGGCGCAGGCGATCCTGGAACAGGCCCAGGCGATGGTTCAGGTCATGGGCGGATCGCCAGAGGCCGTGCAGGCGTATCTGGCCGCGTATCTGCACCTGTTGGAGACCATGCGGATACCGAACCCGCAGCGGTTTATGCCACAACCGCCGCCGCCGATGCCCGCAGCACCGCCGCCGCCTGATCCGGTTGAGGCTGAGATCACGCGGAAGGACGCGCAGGCCATAGCGGACTCTGATCGGCGTGACGCACAGGTGATCGCGGACTCGGATCGTGAGGATCGGAAGCTCGAAGCCCAGACGCAGCGTGAGGCTCAGGCCATGCAGCGGTCCATGGCGGCGCGTGAGAACGGCGATCAGGCACTGCGAGCCGTAGGGCAGAACGACGAACTGGCCGCGACAGCGCAGGAAATCATGACGCTGGCGGCTGCTCGGCAGCGGCAGATGGCCGGCAACGTGGCGCCGCCTGGGACGATTCAGTGATGGGCGAAGTCGTCGAACTCGGCTGTTGGACGACACTGGAGGTACCGCCTGACAAGGTGTTGACGGCGGCGGTTGGCCACCTGTCGAACGTGTTGGTGCTCGGGTACGACGCCGAAGGGAACGAGTATTTCGCGTCGTCCATGACAAACAGGTCAGAAATACTGTGGTTGGTTGAGCGGTTCAAGCAGCAACTGTTGGATGGGACGCTCGGGGACCGCGTATCGTGACCCTCCACGAATTCCGCCAGAAGCTCGTAACCGAACTGGCCAACAAGGCGGACCAGTGGGCCATCGACAACGGTGGTTCACAGGAGCGCGAGTTCGGCGAGTACAGAAAACATGCGGGTATCGTCGCCGGTCTGCGGATGGCGGCGATGGTGGTTGATGAATTCCTCAAACGTGACGACGACGGAGAAGATAGCGATGGGTGAACCCCTGATCCAGATCCCAACAGCGGCAGACCTGCCGCCAGACATGAGGCCCAGGCTGAAACCTCGCCTGCTGAAGGTCCGTGCCGAGGACATACCGCGCGTGCTGGGCTGGAGCGTCCTGGTCTTGCCGGTTGCGGCGCCGACCGAGACGGAGGGTGGTATCGCCCTGGTTCCGGATGCGATCCGGCACATGGGTCTCGGGCGCCAGACAGGCGTGGTTCTGGCCATGGGGAAGATGGCGTTCAGCGAGCGGCGCGGGTATCTGCCTGGAGACGACCGGGCTGAGGTTGGGGATTGGGTGCACTTCCACGAGAATGCTGGGATGGACGCCCTGATGAAGGGCGAGGACGGCCAGATGGTCAAGGTGAAGTACATCCCGGATCGGGACCTGATGGCGGTCCTGCCTAACCCTGAAGCGTTTATGGTGATGGTGTGAGTACCGGAATGGTGATGGTGTAACCAATGGCAGACAAAGACGAATTCGACAGCGTCCTAGAAGACGCGGTTCGTACCGAAGACGAACTCGAAGCCGGGCTCGACCTGGACGACGACGATTCAGCGGGCGACGACGACGCACCCGCAGCGCGCGCCGACGAGACCGACCCAGAACCCGCCATTGAGCGCGCCCGTGCTGCCGAGACGGCCCTGACCAATGCGGCGGATGTTGCGCGGCAGTGGGACGCACACCACGCCCAGGTAGAGTCCGAGTTCAAGGCCGCGCAGGACAAGTACAAGGAGATCCGCAAGAAGGCGATGGCTGGTGACGCGAGCGACGAAGACGAGATCGCCGCGCAGGACGCCGTGCTCGAAGCGCGGTTCAAGCTCGACAAGGCCCGCGACGGCCTATCCAAGGCCAGCGACTACTACCAGCAGGTGGCCAGCGCCCCGAAGCTCGCTCCGGCCCAGCAGGCGTGGCTGGATGCGAACCCGAAATACACCACCGACCCCAGGTTCCAGAAGCAAGCGCAGCAGGTCATGCGTGAACTGGCCGATGCGGGGATGGACACCACTCACCAGAATTTCTACCGCAAGGTGGACGAGAAACTGAGGGCACCGACCCGTATGGGCAGAGACAGCAGACGCACCCCTGGCGCTCCGGCGGTTCGCACCGAGAAGAAGGGTGACGACCCCGGGCGCATGAGCGAGTCCGAGGCCAAGTTCGTCACAAAGCTCGGATACGACCCGCGCGACAAGCGCGTCGCGGAGCAGTGGCAGCGGTCGAAGGCGAATACGAAACGTGTTGCCCAGAAGCGAGGGTTCCTGTGATGCCTGTTACCAGTCCAGCACGTCAGATCCCCACCCCACCGGCGATCCCCCCGACCCCGGCCAAGCTGGGGCTTCCTGAAACGACCCCGGTGATGGCTGCCGATCCATTCCCTGGCTCCGAGCTGCCGCCCGCGCCGCCCGCCGCAGCGGTTGGCGGTCCCACAGCAGCGGTTGGCGGTCCCACGCCAGCGGTTGAGCGCGAGATCCTCGGCACCATCGACATCGGTTTCGGTCTGCCAGAGAACGCCTGGGATCAGATCCCGTCGGCGATCCCGTCGGCGATGGCTGAGCGCCCATCCTGGGAACGGCGCACGGCGCTGGATCAGGCCACACCGAAGGCCAGGCCAGGGTATGTGCAGCGGTGGGTGCGTATCGCCACAGCCGATGGGCGCCCTGACGTATCCAACAAGGCCGAGGCCCTGATGACGGGGTGGCGCCCACGCCGTGCGCAGACGCTCGCGGACAGCGAAGTCGGCATGCCGGTCTATGACCCCGGCGACGGCAAGGGCGGGGTGATGATTTTCAAAGAGCAGTTGCTGCTCTGCGAGATGCCGGTGGAAATGCACAGGCGGCTCGAAGCGGCGATGGCATCCGAACGAGACGCCATCAACCGCACGATTTACCAGGAGGCGAGGAAGGCAAATGGTATGCCTGAAAAATATGCGACATTGGACTATGATACGGGTCGCGACTCAGCGGCGCTGATCGACTGATTTTCCGGGTAGCCCCGGGCACGCGCCAACACACACGCAAGAGGTTTTGACCATGGCAAACGCGGATAACGCAATCGGTTTCGTGCCGATCAAGCACAAGACGGGCGGCGAGATCCGCCTGACGGAGTACAGCATCGCATCTTCCTACAACACGGCGCTGGGCAAGGGTGATCCGGTTCAACTGACCGGAACCGGCACCAATATCGCGAAGTCTGAGGCAACGAACGTAGACAACATCGGCGTCTTCGCCGGCGTTCGGTATACCGATTCTCTGGGAAACCCGATTTTCAGCGAATACTGGACCGCTGGCACGGCGACCAAAGGAGCGGTGGATGCCGTCGCCATGGTGTGGGACGACCCCAATATCGTGTACCGTATCCAGTGCGACACGCTGGCTCAGGTAGACGTTGGTCTGCTGGCCGACTGGGATTCAGGCACACCTTCGGCGACAACCCGCCTCTCCGGCGCGGAACTGGTAGCCTCCGCTGGAGCCACGACGGGGAAGTCGATTCGGATTTTGGGGTTGTCGGATATTACAGACAACGCGGTGGGGGCCTATGCCAAGGCGGACGTGATGTTCGCCGAGCATGTCCTGATGACTGGCGCCGCTGGCGCAGGTGGGGTGTAACATGGCCACTGTCATTCGCAACTCAATCAACTATCTGCTCCACGCTGGCGTGGACATGGTCTTCGGCCTCGACATGCGCGAGGAACCGGAAGAGTGGTCCTCCGTTTACGAGAAGCGCACCTCCGACAAGGCGTGGGAAGAGCGCGTCATGATGGCCGGCCCAGGCTATGCCAGCGTGTTCGGCGAGGACGAGCCCATCGAGTACGGCGCCATGCGCAACTCCTGGAACGTCATCACGGAGCACGAGAAGTACGGCCTGGCCTTGCGGATCACCGAGGAGGCCAAGTCCGACAACCTGTACTTCCAGATGGTCGCCAAGGGCGGTCGCGCCCTGTCCCGGTCTATGAAGGCCACCCGCGCCGCCCGCGCCGCGGCCCCGCTGAACCTGGCCACTACCGCCACCAAGACCTACGGCGACGGCAAGGTTCTCCTGGCCACCGATCACCCCCTCGACGGCATGGCTGGCGGCACCTTCGCCAATACCTTGTCTGCTCAGGTGGACGTGTCAGAGGCGGCGATGGAGGAACTGCTGACCCTGGCCGATTACGCGGTCTCCAACAACGGGCTTCCGATCAACCTGGAACCCAAGCAGTGGGTGGTTGCCAAGGGCCTGAAGTTCGAGATGGAGCGTCTCCTGGCCAGTCGTCTGCGCGTCGGCACGGCGGACAACGACACCAACGCCCTGGTCGGCCTCGGCATCGCCAGCAAGCCCGTCGTGAAGATGCGCTACCTGACGAACCGCAAGATGTGGGGCTTTACGACCAAGGGCAGCGACGGCGACGGACTGGTGTACTACGAGCGGTGGCCGATGCGCCGTGGCGAGGACACCGACTTCGATACCGGCTCGATGAAGTTCAAGGTCTACTGCCGCGATAGCTTCACCGTGGACGACCCGAGGGGGTTCTTCGGCTGCTACCCGACGTAACCTGACGACCGCAAGCACGCCCATGGCCACTGCCTGGCCATGGGCGCTCACCTAACCTGGAGCGTGCAACATGGCAAGCAAAGCAACCATTTCTGGCGCTGACGAACTCTTCTATGGCCGCGGCTACAATGGCTATGCGGCTGACTTCTGGGGTCGCAAGGGCGCCAAGGTGATGATCCCGACCTACGTGTCGCTCGGAACCCCTGGGGTATCCGACGCGGACTATCTCATCAAAGCCGCGACATCGACCGAACTGCCGAACGCAGAAACCGTCACCTATCTGGCAACGGACACCGACGCCAGTCCACACGATGCGGCGGCGGCGACCACGACTATCTACGCGAACGGCGCTGCCGTGACCGTCTGGGATGTGCGTGATGGCGCGACATACGGGCGCAATCTGATCTCGGTCGTGACGCACGCTACGGCCGTCGTCGCATCGACGATCCTGATTTCCGGCTACGACTACGCCTTCCAGCCGATGTCTGAGCTGCACACCATCACGGCCGGCGGTACGTCAAAGACGGCGACCGGGACAAAGGCATGGTCCTATGTCAAGTCGGTTACGATTATCTCCGCTGGGAACTCAGAAACCAACACCCTCAACCTAGGCACTGGGCTTCGACTTGGGTTGCCGTTCGCGTTGTCCGATACGGACCATTTCATCAAGGCATCGTTCGGCGGCGTCCAGGAACTCATCAACGTGGCGTCCAACGCAACGGTCTATTCCGCTGTGACGAGCACGGCAACCACGTCTTCCGGTGATGTACGCGGCACCATCTCATTCAACGCAACCCTCGACGGAACCGAGTGTACGGCGTGGTACTACGTGTCCGGGCACTCGACTGGTGCCGGAGTGTACGGTGTCGCTCAGGCGTAAGTTATGACCACACCCGCCGACCTCATCGCCATCCTCCGCGAGGACTACCTGGACGATGTGGCAGACATCGAGGACCCAGACCGCCTGGACTTCACAGACGGCCTGGTGTTCTCGACGGGGTATCTCCTGCGCGAAATCGGCACGGCGCAGCGCCAGGCGTGTTACCGCCAGGATCTGCGTCACATTTTTGACGAGGACACGCCGGAGATTTGCACGGTCCAGATCGTTGCCAACCAGCAGTCCTACACGTTGGACTCACGGATTCTGAGGCTGCACCAAGTCAGGCTGGACGACGACGTTCTGACGCATATCACGCAGGCGTGGTTGGAGAACACCGGGTACAACTGGCGCGAGGCCAGCGGCACGCCGCGGCAGTTCTTCATCACTGGGCGCAAGCTGACGCTGGACAATCCGCCGACGACAGGGACGTTGAATTTGTCAGTGTGGCGTGAGCCGCTGGCGAATCCACAGCTTCACGACGATCTGGAGTGGACCAGCGAGCCAGAGAACCTGTGCTACTGGGTTGCCTTCCGGGCGTTCCAGAAGCCAAACACACACATCTACGACGTGAAGCGTGCAGCCGAGTATCGGGCGATGTTCGACAACGCCTTCGGGCCTGAAGTGTCTGCCCAAGCGCGTGCTGAGTTGTTGGCGTATCCTGCGCTGAACTTCGGCCCTGCTGCATCGTCGGGTTGCATCCGTCACAGTTTCGACATCTGCATGGGGTAGGCTATGGCTGACGCGGTAAAAACTCACGTCCTACTCAACAGTGGAGACACCTATGTCGCTCTGTTCACGAACGCCTCTGACGGAACCGGCGAGAACGGCGTGGTCAAGGTGGACATTTCCGCACTGACCGACATCACCGGGCGGGCTCCGACGAAGCTACGCATCATGAAGGCGAAGTGGTGCGTCCAGGGGTTCCCCTACGCCAAGATCGCGTTCGACGCAGACGCCGACGACACCGCCCTGTTGCTGAGCGGGACCGGCGAGATGTGCCTGAACAAGTACGGAGGCATCCAGGACCCTGGATCGACAGGGGCCACTGGCGACATCAAGTTCACGGTGCCAGCGTCAGTAACGACAGGCAGTTACACGATCCTCCTGCATATCGAGAAAGACTGACCATGGCCTCCTCCGCTGCCTGGCACGACCTGGACTCGCACCGATCAGGTTCGACCTGGGAAGGCTTCGCTGTGCAGCCGATAGACGAGGACGACACGCCAATCGACATGACTGGCGGAGACGCGCGGTTTGTCGTGATGGACTCCTCAAAGGCCATCCTGGCCGAGTGGACGACTGTGGACGGGATCACCTACGAACTGGACGATCCAGACGACGTGGAATCCGACATGGTGCTCAAGGTCCACGGGCCTGACGCCGTGCTGACCATGGCCGCAGGAAAACACCACTACTTCCTTGAACTGACGCTTCCGGCGGGCGAGGTATATCCGGTCATGGAAGGAAGGCTCCCGATCACAGAGGCAGTCCCGACCGGGGTGACGCCATGACGAGGGTGACGCCATGAACGTCAAGCTCAACGTCACAGAGAACTCTCGTGTCATCAAACTGGTCCTGTCTGGGACTGGTGTGCGTGGCGCAGCCGGACCAGCAGGAACAAGCGCCATTCTGGAAGTCGCCGACAGCGTAGCCAATGCGGCAGCGCTGCCGGCGGCTGCCGATCACGAAAACGAGTTCTGGATTGCCGAAGACACGGGCGTCATCTGGTACTCGAACGGGACGACGTGGATCGAGGCATCTATCGGTTCTGGAGTCGTCGGGACTGGCGACCTGTCCGACGGCGACACGTTGACGACGGGACTGACGTTCCCCATCGCCGGGTTGCACCTTCTCGACACCAACGCATCGCATGATCTGATTCTGTCGCCAGGGTCTGACCTCACGGCAGATCGGACGCTGACCCTGACGACCGGAGACGCCAACCGGACGTTGACGCTGACCGCGGATGCCTCTGTTGGCGGGACCAATACCGGAGACCAGGACCTCTCCGGCTACGTCGCCAAGGCCACGTTCGACGCCAACACGATTCTGGCGGCGACCGCGGACAATACCCCGGAAGCATTGACTGTTGCCGAGCAGACGCTGGTCGGGCGCATCACGAGCGGGGCGATTGACGACCTGTCGGCGACGCAGGTCCGCACTCTGCTGAATGTGGCCGATGGCGCGACCGCAGCGGGCGCTGCGGGCGATGCGTTCGCCATCTCACACCCTGGCGGGAACCAGCACATCGACTGGACATCGGACCAAGGCGCGACCGACATTCATGCCGGCAACATCCCGGATCTGAG